CTATCTTGAAGTGGACTGATGGTATCGTTAAGCACCTTACTGCAAGTGATGGTATTACCGTATCGGCACAGAAACTTACTCACGCAGAGGGTAACTACAAGGAAGCCGTAGATGCTGTTATCAAGGCTATTCCAAGTGCTGTTATCAAGAACGCAACCGTATATATGGGTTGGGATTTCTATCGTGGTTACATTATGGACTTGCAGGCTGCAAACCTTTACCACAATGCAGGTGATGGTCTTACCGCTGGTGAAACATTCTACCAAGGTTCTACTATCCGCATTAAGGCTGTAAGTGGTCTTGATGGTACAGGTATCATCGTAGCAGGTGACAAGCGTAATTTCTTCCACGGTGTTGATATGCTTGGCGACCAAGAGAAGTTTGACCTTTGGTATTCAAAGGATAATCGTGAGTTCCGTTTGGCAGTAGAGTTTAACCTTGGTTCTCAGGTTGCATATCCTAACAAGGTTGTTATCTCACAGAACGCTTAAAATAGGGCTTTCTTCTTTTCATTGATAATAACTATATATAGAGGGCGGTGGTAGGAAGCAAAACTACTACCGCTTTTTAATTAAAAAGTAGAACGAAGATATGTCTGAGAAGTTAAATATGAGTGTGTTGAGCGTACCCAATGTTACGACAACACGATTTAGTGAAAAGGTAATGAACACCAACGACTATGTTTCGTATGGTGCTGACAATAAGTTTCCCGACTATTTGTGGCAGAAGTACACAGATTGTGCTACACACCAAGCAATCATCAATGGTAAGGTGGACTACATTCTTGGCAATGGTCTTACAGATGGCGACAAGATTGTAAATAGTAAGGGCGAAACATTGTATGAGGTAGTAAAGAAGATAGCACTTGACCAACAGATATTTGGCGGTTATGCTATCCAAGTGGTGTATAATCGTGGTGGTGAGATTGCCGACATTTATTGGGCAGACTTTACCAAGTTACGCTTGTCAAAGAGCGAGAAGCAAGTATATTGGTGTGATGATTGGAATGGTTATCAAGCAGAGCCTATTGCCTATGACCTTTTCAATCCCGAAATGACTAACAAGACTACACAGATTTTGTATTGTCGTGCATCTACTTGTAGAAGTTTCTACCCAATGCCGAGTTATACAGCCGCACTTGAAGCGATAGAAACCGAAATCAAGATACAGAACTATCACTTGAACAACCTTACCAATGGGTTTAGTGCAAGTACGCTTATCAATATGAATGGTGGCATACCAACGAAAGATGAGCGTGATGATTTTGAGGAACGCTTGAACGCAAAGTATAGCGGTGCTGACAATGCAGGGAAGTTGATTATCTCTTGGAACAAGAACAAGGAAACGGCTTGTAGCGTTGAAAAACTTGAAGACGACAACTTTGACAAGAAGTTTGCACAATTAGCAAAGGACACACAAAGAAACATCTTCATTTCGCATAGAGTAACAAGCCCTTGTCTGTTTGGCGTTGTACCCGAAAACACTGGGTTTAGCAAGCAAGAATATGAGGAAGCATTTGAGGTATTCAATCGTACCATTATCAAGCCTTACCAAGACGATTTGAGTATTCAGTTACGCAAGGTCTTGAACAAGGACATTGTGTTTGAGGTATTTAGTCTTACATCTTCTAAAAGTGAATAAATATGTGCGAGAATGAATATATATACAGAAGCGGTGATACGATAACATTTGATATTGTACCCGACAACGACTTTTCTTTGAGCGAGATTGTAGGTGTGCGTCTTGTGAACAAAAACGGCTATTTCGTTACTCCTAAAAAGGAGGATAATGGCGATAGATACACTTATGTTGTATCAAGTGCAGAAAGTTCAAAGATGACACTTGGCGACTATTCTTTGGAAATCAAGTATGGTAGCGAGGTTGTGGAGATTATTAACGAACACGCTTTTACATTGAAGCGAAGCACCTATAAAATTGTATAAGATATGAAAGTAGTATTTTACAATGCAGATAAGAAGCGTAGTTTTAATGTAAACTTTGCTTTTGGAAAGAATGGCAAGGATGGAGAAGCAGGTATCGGCATACCAAAAGGAGGTACAAGCGGACAAGCACTTGTCAAGAATAGTGATAATGACTATGATTGCTCTTGGGTAACACTTGAAGTAAGTGGTGGTGGTGGCGAACAAAAGGAAACACAAGCCGATTGGAATGAAGCCAACCCATTAAGCCCTGCATACATCAAGAATAAGCCCAATATACCGACCAAAACAAGCGATTTGAACAACGATAGTGACTACACTACCAAAGCGTATGTTGATGGGCTTGTAGGCGATATAAATGCGGTTTTAGACGCTATTAACGGAGAGGTTATCTAATGGATAGGAACACAATAAACATATCAAACATTGAAGCCTATATGAGTGAAACATTGGGTGGTGTCAGCGATAATGTATTCGTTGGCACTTTACCCGACACTCTATGCGAGGAATGGCAAGATATGTGCTTGGTAGATTGTAGTGATGCCATTAACGATATGGATGCTTATGGTAAGGGTGTTGTAAGAGTGTACTTGTATGCAAGACCAAAGACCAATGGCGGTAAAAACCTTGGAGTGTTGTGTAAGTTGGAACAAGCGTTGAATGAATGTTTACGATGTGCAAGTGATAAGCATTATATGGTGAACAGACGCACAACATACACAGACTATGACAATCGTATAAAGTGGCATTGTAACATTGTTGAATTAAATTTAATGTGCGTATAGTTATGGGTACAACAATAAATAAACTTAACGCTGTCTTGGCTTCAAAAGAGGCTATTAGAACGGCTATCGAGGGTAAGGGTATAGAAATCCCTACAACAACAAAATTAAGCGAATATGCGGCTAAAATTGAAGCCATTGAAGTAGGCGGTGGTGGTAGTGGTGATAGTGGTGATGGAGCAAGTGCATTTGCAAGATTTGACCATTACAGACAACTTGTGCAAGACATCAAGGCACAAGCAGACCCTACAAAGGGTAAGTTCTCTATCATATCGGTACAGAAGTGTGGTTTTGGTGGTGATGAATATACAAGCGTATTTGGCTCTTGGTATGCTCCATCGGGCGGTCTTATGACTAATGACGGAAGAACTTGGTATGAGGGTGAAACAGGCAAAATCCCTGCCGTAGAATACAATGGTGAGTATTACATTTGGGCTGTTGAGTATAGCGATAGTCTGAGTGATATGAACTTCCAAAATGGCACTATTGCTTGTGGTATCGTGGTGAATGATGCAAGTGTGGCAAGTACAACGGTTAATTACACCATTTACACAAGCAACCCACAGAATATGATATACATCGACTTTGGTGGTATAGCGTTTTCAAATTACAACTTCTACCAAATGTTGCAGAAGAACTATCGTACATTTATGGGTTGCGACAACTACAAGTTTAACAAAAACGACCAAGGCAGTTTCTTTGTTCCTGCCTACTATTTCTCATTGCGTCATATTGGCGTAACAAGTGATAGCGAAAGTAGCGGTAACATTTCTTTGGGAGATTGCTATGACCTTGACGAAGAAACATTTGACGGTCTTATTGACATCGTGAACCCAGACTTGATAGACTTGTCTTCTTCATTGAGTGCCTACTACTTGACACCAGAACAAAAGGCTAAATGCGATGCAAAGGAATTGTATTATAGCGTTAAAGTTAGTAGCAAGTAATTAACACTTTTCACTATTTCTATATTATAAGATGTAGTTTAGTTCTACTATACATTGCAATGCTATTTCGTGAGTTGTCGTCTTTGGTAAATTGTGAACTTCGTTGAGAAACGCAGAGTAGCAAATAGAAGACCTCTATTTTCCAAGTAAAGACCTTACTTGGTTTTGGAAGACCTCCAAAGCGAAAAACAAAAGCGGAAAGCACCAACATTTGATTACATCGTTCATCGGAGAGCCACCTTTTCATCGGGGTGGCTTTCTTTTGTATATTTATGTGCATAAAAATAGGGCTACCACTCTTGGCAACCCTACTTCGTTGTAATCAAATTGTGTAATCAAATATGGTAAGTTATGTTATTCCACACGATAAATGGTTTCTGTTGTTCCTTTTGCGTTTATTCTTGAAGTCTTCTTCAATGGCACGAAGTGTTGCATCTTTGGATAGCGTCTTGTACCAAACATTGCTTGTACCTCAACTTCCCTATTGTGCTTTGCATCTTTGTCATAGATTGTGCCACTTTTGCAGTCAAAGGCGAGTTCCACCTCAAAGCGATTGTAAAGCGAATGTGTGTCTTGTGGTGTAAGTGCTACGACATCGTTGAATAGCGTGAACATTACCGACACTTTGTTCTTGCAGAATGTGGACTTGCTATCAAGGTTTGCTTTGTCGTAAAACACACGATACACAGACCAATCAATGCCCGACAAGTTGAGGATTGTCAATACATACTTGAAATGTTCCAATTTAGCCACAATAAATGGCTTTTTAGCCCCTATCGTCATCTTGGCAATATCTACCTTCATTGTGCTTTTATTCGTGCTTAAATCGACAAATAATGCGTTAAATCTACGACTTATGAGTTCCGCTTCAAATGATGTACGAACAAGCATAATTGCAGGCTTGTCAAAATTCAAGGTCATTGCTTCCATAATTTTTCTTTCTTTCGTTGATAACTATATTCTTTAACTCAATATTTAACCATAAGTATTTGCCGTCTTCACTACGCTTGACAAAGTTCTTCTTAGCCAACTTGTGAATGAGGTTTTGGACATCTTTGGTCTTTACACCGAAGTCTTGTGCCAACTTTGAAGCCCAAGTATCAATGCGTTTATTGCCCAACCAACGGCTATCGTTAGACTTCCTTGCTTGGTTTTGGTTGTAGTGCTTCAATCTTTCGCAAATGAAAGCCCAAAAGACAAGTTGAAGTTCTTTAAGTCCAGTTTCACTTGGCAATACCATATAACCACCATCAATCAAGTCCTTTGGTGCTACTATCTTCCAATAGTCAATATAAGGCATTTCCAACAATCCCTTTGACATAAGGCTTGCTATGATACCATCACGACCTTTCAACGAGCGTTCAGAGATACCGCACTTGTTGGCAATCTTTGAATAAGACACCCTTGGCAACTCCAAAGTTTCGTCTTCACTAATGTCTATGGCATCGTGAACAAACTCCATATCAAGGTTTCCGTCTGCATCGAATACGCAATCTTGACGAGTTATTGCGTAGTTAAGGAGTAACGAGTAAACTATTTGCTCATTGGTGCTTAATGAACACCACTCCTTGTAGTCTGTTAAGAATTTTCTATATAACATTACTTTACCAATTTGATTACGGTGCAAATATACAACATCTTTTTCAATTATGCAAATTATTAAGGGGGTATTTTTTGCATATTTACTAACAACCTTTCAACATACGACAAATAGGACACTAAAAGCGACAAAAAGAACATAGGTGCAAAATGTAGTAGGGGGTACTACGAATTTCACCATAAACAAGGAAAATAACATTGTTGTAGGAAACACCAAGGTGCAAAATTAAGTACCCCTATGGTGCAAAATGTAGTAGGGGTAGGTGCAAATCGTAGTAGGGTAGGGTGCAAAATGTAGTACCCATCATAATAATATATACATAATAATATAACATAATAATAATAATCATAATAACACACTTTTTGCAAAGTGTGAAGTGAGATTTTCTTTGTTTCTTTGCTTACGCAACTATGCCAATGTTATCTTCCTTGTCTATGCTTATGCTATCGTGTATGCTTACACCTACCAATGGCAATGTTATCTATATATATAGTATATGTGTATGCGTACATTATTGTCTATTGCCTACGGCAATGCCAATGCTATCTTTTTATTAAAAAATTATAAGGGCGACAGCCGACAACGAAACGCACAACAACACCATAATGCCAACACCCATTTTAAGGTCAATATAAGGCGATTTCAGACACTTTCTTGGCGAAGACGATAACTTGTACCACCCAATGCCTAAAAACGCTTAAAAACGCTTATATGGGTACAAAGTGTTGAGAACACCAAGATAGCAATCGTATAACACCACCACTGCATACAATGCCAACTTTCAACGATGAATATTTATGCACGAGTGTTCTAAATGTCGCAGAAATTGGTCAAAAAGTAGGATTGTTGAAAAATTGTTGAAAATATGCAAATTATTTTGGGGGTAAAACTTGCATAATCGAAATAAATGTATTATCTTTGTAGCAGAAATAATAAAAGAACGATGTAACGATGAACGATGAAGTAAAATATAAGATAGTAGAACTACTTGCAAGGACAGGAGTTATAAGAACAGAGTGCAATCGCATCTGTGGCGACAATCCCAATATCGAGGACTTGGAGCAAGAAATCACTATTATCTTACTTGAATATGACGCTGACAAGATTGTGGCGATGAACAAAAGCGGTAAACTTATAAACTTTATACGCACCGTCATCAAGCGACAATATAAGAGCGAGAACAGCCCTTTCTATGCTACCTACAAGAAGCATTGTAGATACGAAAGCGAGGGCGAATGGGATAGATTATTAACAAATATAAATAAGGAGGAAAGCAATGAAGTATTTTGAAATCCCACAGAATGAGTATGTGGAAAAGTTGAGAGCAGACTACGCACACTGCACCGAAGAATGTGCTATGAATTGTCAAGAATGTTTGGCGTTCCGTATCTTTAACCGATTGACGGATGATGAAAAGGTGTTATGTATGGCATTAAGCGAATACAAGAGTAGCCGAAAGGTGGCGAAAGCACTTGGAACGAATAACAACTACGCAAGCAAGGCTATCAAGGAACTAAAACAACGAATTGCCGAGATAGGTGCAGAAGAAATGGAGAATGTTTAATTTATAAAAGTATAGAACGATGAACGATGTAAAGACAAAGTATGGTATCAACAACAAGGTTGTTAGAGCCAGTGAGAAGACCGAAGATGGTAGAGTAGTAAACACCAAAGCGTACAACTGTTGGAAGAATATGATGAACAGATGTTACAACGACAAGTTGGGAATATCGCATCCAAGCAGAGTATGCGAAGAGTGGAAAGTGTTTGAGAACTTCAAGAAGTGGTATGATGAACACTACTATGAGGGTGCTGAACTTGACAAGGATTGGAATGGCTATCATTGCCACTATTATAGCCCCGAAACTTGCGTATTTATGCCAAAGGAACTGAACCTATATCTCAAAGACAAATGCGTGTCAGAACGAGATTATACATTCAAGAACGGCAAGTATATCGCACAATGCTATATGGGTGGAAGACAACGCTACTTGGGTAGATACACCGACCTACAAGATTGTGTTGAAGCCGTAATAACCGCAAGACGCTCTTATGCACTTGGTGTTGCCGATAGATTGCGTATTGATAGCGAATACTTGGGCAAGACACTCATAAGCGAGGAAGCCTACAATGCGGTAGTAAATCACAAGTGGGCATAATTAACACTTTTTAACGAATGTATATTACTATTTAGAACGAATGTTGAACGATTTAATGTATAGGAGAAATAACGATGAACAAGCAGATTTTAGACAAACGAGTTATCGTGGTAGATACCACAACAATGGAAAAGTATATAATGCCAAACAATAGCGATGCGGCATTTCTAATGGGAGGAACAACCGAGAGAGTAAGACAGAAACTTGCAAAGGATAGCGGTAGATTGCTATATGACAAGTATCGTGTGTTCCACTACACAGAAGAAAAATATCAAGAACTTGCAGAACAAGGGTATGCAGATGGCGAAGTATATAAGGCTTTAAGACCACATTACGAAAAATTGCTTACTCCACGCACCCGATACCCTTGGGAAGTTGCATAAGCGAGAACATAAGTTTCACTCATAATAAAATAAGTTTTTGTGTCTGACAACACAACGAAGTGGGATAGTCGTGAGGATTGTCCCACTTTTCACTTTTTAACAAACCCACGCAAATGTATATTAAATAATATAAACATAAGGTATGTATGATGTATTTTAACATTTTGATGATAGTCTTCATTGCCGTATATGTGATAGACATAAGCGGTTTTATGGTAGCGGTGAATAAGACCGTATATAAGTGGATTTACGGCTCTCAAAAGCGTTATGATGGGTTATGGTATATCCCAGTGCTTTCGTGTGCCAAATGTGCGTCTGTATGGGCTACAATCGTGTATTGTCTATTTAGTGGAGTACCATTCTTGACAAGCGTATTCTTGGGCTGTGTGGCAAGCCTACTTGCCATTGTGTTATCACTTGCAATGAAGCGTATGTTGTATTTAGTAAACAAATATATAGGATAATGGATATGGAATTGATAAGCATTATTAAGCAAGCAAGCACCAACTATACGATTGACTACATTTCGTATGAGCAGAAGCAGGAACTTGCAAAGATGTATATGGAGCATTGCGGTAAATCCTTGGATATGTTATGCCCAAGATGTATTATTACCGCTTGTATTGAGATTAGTAAATGTGTAAATCTTGACGATTATGGCAAAGGTAAAAGACGAAAAGCGACTAAACGAAGCCGTTGATATTGTGTATCAAGGACTTTTGGACGGCTATGATGCTGACACCCTATGTCGTGCCAACCACTTTACGGGAAACTTCAAGGCAAGTGTTATCAAACACGCAAAGGCAAGGTTTAATGCCTACTTGGAGAACACGGCAGACGAGGATAAGGCACAGATACTTGCTATGTATATGGACTTGTACCAAAGGTCAAAGGGTATTGGCAACTTGAAACTATGTGCCAACATACTTGATAGCGTATCAGAGATAAAGAATGTGAAGCAGAACACCGTAGTGTTGAAACAAGAATTTGATGTAGATTGGCAATAAGGGTATGGCAAGGGTAAAGATAAAGTTGATTAAGCCAACATTCTACCAAAGACCTATTATAGACGCTTTGGAGGGCAAGGAATATAAGTATGTCGTAGGCTGTCTATCAAGACGAATAGGCAAGTCTATATTGGCTAAAAACTTCCTTGTCAAGTATGCTCTTACCCACGACAACGCTTGTATTGGATATGTAACACCGACAAGCGACCTATCACGAAAGTTTATAAAAGCACTTGTAAAGGCTTTGAAAGGCACAAATGCCATAGAAGCAAGCAATCTTACCGACAAGTTTATAGAATTTACGAATGGTAGCATTGTGTACTTTATGAGTGCCGAGAGTGGCGATAACAACCGAGGTAGTGGCTTTGACCTTTTGATATACGATGAGGCTGCATACATTGGCGATGATGTGTATAATTATGTATTCAAGGCTATGGAAATGCAAGCCAAAAAGGTATTGCTTATATCTACACCGAATGGAAGTGCAGGCTTTTTCGCAACCGCATTTGATAGAGGACAAAGCAACGATGACAAGGATAAGCACTACATAAGTTTTAGGACTACGCTTGCAGAGAGTGGATTGTATGGCGAAGATGTAGTGAACGACATTAGGGAAAGTGTAAGCAGTCTTGTGTATGCCCAAGAGTATGATTGTTGCTTTTTGAGTGATGGTATATCTTGCTTTGGAACGATACCATACATTGATGCGTATGCCGACAAGACAGAACGCTTGTTTGCAGGAATAGATTTTAGTGGTGATGGTGCTGACGAGAGTATGATAACCATTGTGAACGATAGATGTGAAATGGTGTTCCAAAAGGCTTATAAGCGTGGCAACACTGCAAGTCTTGACGATATGGCAGACATATTGAACAAGTACAATGTTTACGCTTGCTATGCCGAAAAGAATAGTATGGGTAGCGTTAGCATAGACTACATTTCCAAGCGTTTTAGGAAGATAGAAGCACTTACTACCACCAACGAAACAAAGCGTGAATATGTGGAGAATGTGATACTGAATTTCCAACAAAAGATAGGCGGTGTGGTAAAGACTTCTGACAACACCCTACAATTTGGAAACTTCATTATGAAGCGAACACCAACGGGCAAGATTACCTATTGCAATAGTAGCGACAACATACACGATGACAGACCTATCTCCTATTGTCTTGCTTGTCTTGCTGTGCGTGATATGGGAACATCTTATTGCTTTAATTAACACTTTTTATAGGTTATATATTACAAGGTATAAGGATTTAACAAATAGGCTATATGGGATTTACGATTGTAACATTGGTAGCATTGATAGTAGTGCTGTGTTGTACTTGTTATAGGTTACATAACAAGATTGAGAGTGTTGAACAAGAGCGAGATATGGAGATTGCAAAAATGGAAGCATTGCAAGCAAGATATGAAAGGCTCATAAAAATGGAGGGCTAATATGGCGTGGTATGAGATTGTAACATTGTTGGTAGGAGCATTTGGCGGTATAAGTGGATTTATAAGCATCTACAATGCGAAATCAAACAAAGACACGATAGACATTACGAACCTATCGAATATGCTTGATGAAGCGAGAAAAGAGCGTGATATTATGAAGCAAGAACACGCTGAAATGAAAAAGGATATGCAAGAGCATTTGGATAGTCTTAAAGAAGAACTTTTGAACATTGAGGAGCGTGAACGCAAACACCTTGCGTCTATTTATAGAGCATACAGATGTCCTCTTTACGACAGACAAGACCAATGTCCTGTGCTTACCACCTTTGACGAAAACGAGTGTGATACTTGCTCTGACAAGAAATGTAAACAATAAATGTTATATGATGCGAAACTTAAAATTATACACCGCAGACTTGGTAGATACCATTGATGGTGTCGTAGGCATTTCCATTGTTAAAGAACCTGCAAATCGTGGGTTTTTTAGCGTTGTAGAGGATAATGGCGATAGTATGCTTGTAGCGACACCTATCATTGTGGCGAATGTGCCTATCTACCGAAATAACGGCACTTATGGAGAGCATTATGTGGTATTTACACCCGATGTTATCAAGAGTGCTATGGAAAAGGCGACTGAAAGCAAGACTATCTACACTTATGATGTAGAACACAACGAACAGCCTATTGATGGCATTATGCTTACGCAGAGTTTCCTTATAGATTATGACAAGGGAATAACCGCATATAAAGGCTTGTGTGGGCTTACAGATGGTACTTGGGTAGGATTGTTTAAGGTAACGGATAAAACGCTTATAGAGGGCATTAAAAACGGCACTTACAATGGTGTAAGCGTGTCTATGTATGCAACCTATGAGGAAGTGTCATTGCAAGACGCTATTGATATGTATAACTATTTAATAAAGTTTTAAGATATGAGTGTACTTGAATATTTTAAGGGTAAGTTTACCTTTGACATTGAAGACAATGTTATCAAGACTGCCGTACTTGACCGCATTAACTATTGGGAAGATGATATGACCGTAGAGGAAGCGGGATTGTTTGTTGAGCAAAGCGACTTGATAGTAGCCGACATTATAATGGCATACTACCGAACACCAAACGGATTGAGCAAGGACTTTTCAGCAGGGAATTTTAGTGTAACACTCCGTAGCGACAAGCGTACTTTTGGCGATATTGCACACTTGTACCAATATGCACAGAGCATTTACAAGAAGTACGATGATGTGGCATACGAGGGCGAAGAACTTAATGTATTGAGCGTATGAAAGCATATTTAGACAAGATGTTTCCACACAAACTTAAAATGCGTAGGGTTTTGGAAATGGGCAATGCAGATTATGAGTATGCAGAAGCCTTTGAAACTATGTGTTCTGCCCAACTGAAAAGCATTGAGAGTGGAATGGATAACGCACGATATACCATTGTATGCCCTTATATTGACCCGAAGAAGTGGGAGGGCGATAGACAATGGTTTTTTGCAGAACTTACGATACTTGGAAAGACGCTTACAAAGGGTAGAATACTTTATGTGGATAACACGCAGATTTATACCGTAGGCGGTGTGCAAATGGGCTGTACTATTGATGTTTTGTTCCCTACACAAAACTTGTTATAAGTACAAATTAACACTTTTTGCATTTTGTATATTATATATGTGTAAGATTGTATAAATTATGAACAAGAAACTTGTAGAATTAAGAAAAACGCTTGGTAAGTTTATTAGTAACTTTTCCGTAGCGAAGACAGAAGATGGTGCAGAAATCATCTTTGATGGCGATAATGTCTATGAGGGATTGGAGGTAAACACTTACAACGAGAAAGGCGAAGTAGTGGCTTTAACCGATGGCGAGTACACAATCAATGGTATCAAGGTAGAAGTGTCTAATGGTAAGGTAGCAAGACTTATTGACAAGGAAAAGAGCGAATTGCCAAAAGACGACAAGAAAGACGAACCAAAGGATGAGCCAAAAGACGAGCCTAACAAAGATGTTAAGGACAATGAGCCTACCGAAGCAGAAAAGGCATTGAAAGAGGAAAACGAAGCCTTAAAAGCCGAAGTGGAAGCATTGAAAGCCGAGGTTGAAAAGCACAAGGCAAAGGTATCTGACTTGAAAAAGGAAGTAGCAGACCTTAAAAAGCAACCAATGGCTAACCCCGTTCCACAAAGAACGAATATGTCGTCTAACGAAAGAGTAGAAGTGTCTGACAATGTGAAAGGCACAAAGTTTGAAAGAGTGTGTAACATATTTAATTCGTAATATATTATGGGATTTAACAAAGAAGCACTGCCACTTTATGTTGAGCAGAACAGCAATAAGCTGATTAGAGATGTGATTTTGGGTTCTGATACCGCAAAGGAATTTACTTTGCAGACTGGTGTTAAGACACAGACTGCCCTTAATCTTGTAAGCACTAACATCGTATTCCAAGATGGTAGCAAGTGTGGTTTTGATGCACAAGGCGAAAGCGTACTTTCACAGCGTACCATTACCGCTAACCCTATCAAGGTGAATATGAATTGGTGTGATAAGGAGTTGATGAATACTGCATTACAGCACGATGTTCGTGTAGCCGCAGGACAGAAGACACTTCCTTTTGAAGCAGAGTTTGTAGGTGATGTTATCGCTAATGTGAACAACGCTTATGACCGAATGCTTTGGATGGGTGATACTTCAAGTTCTGACGTTATCTTGAAGTGGACTGATGGTATCGTTAAGCACCTTACTGCAAGTGATGGTATTACCGTATCGGCACAGAAACTTA